TGGCAGGACGATTTTCACGCCTATATGGTGGAGAAATATCCCGACTTGGAGCGTGGGGAAAGTGCCAGCAAGACAGGCCGGAAGCATATCCCCACCCGGATTTTCAAACAGGCGGTTTCCCTCTCCCGGCAGGCAAGAGCCATTGAAGCCGCCCTTGACGGCATTAACCCGCTGAACGCCGGAAAGAAAAAAGAGGAAGCCCTCTCCATGCTGAAAAAGTGGTTCCCGCAGATGGAGAACTTCTCCGGGCAACTGAAAAAGTACAAGGTCACAATCAATGACCTGTTGGCGGAGAATGAGAAGCTGGAAGCAAGGGCAAAGGCCAGCGAAAAAGGAAAGATGAAAGATACGATGGAACGGGCAAAGCTGAAAAGCGAACTGGACAATTTACAGCGGCTGGTTGACCGTATCCCGCCGGATATACTGGCGGAACTGAAACGTCAGCAGCGGCACACGGTAAAGGAAAGGTGATAGATATAAGCAGAAATTTTCGCCGCCTTTGTGCGGCATTGTACCTTGAAAACTGAATATGGAGGACACTGGATGGCAAAAAGCGAAAGCGATATTTTCACACCCCGGACAGGGCAGGTCATACAAGCAGAGAACGGCACGCAGTATTTTGTATGTGGGAACAACCGTATAAAAATCTCCGAACACTTCGCCGCAGGCGGGAAGCCCCTCGGTGATCTGATTGTAGATGTGGTGCGGCATACCGCAGAAAAAGCCGCTTCAACCTGATAGCCCATCATTGATAACACGCCCACGCTTATGATATAATTGCCATAGAGCAAAAGTATTGTAAGCGTGGGTTGTTTCTTTAGAAGGAGGATTTTTAACGGTGAAACAACCTTACAATACTACGATTTACAACACGGCGCTTTATATGAGATTGAGCCGGGACGATGAAAACTATGGTGACAGCGTAAGCATTGAAACACAGCGGACAATCCTGCAACAGTACGCAAAGGAACAGGGGCTTCATGTAGTCGGTGAGTATGTGGACGATGGCTGGTCGGGGACGAACTTTGAACGGCCGGATTTTCAGCGCATGATGGACGATATGGAAGCCGGAAAAGTAAACTGCATTGTCACGAAAGACCTGTCCCGTTTCGGGCGGGAACATGTGATGATGGACTACTATCTGGAATTTCTGTTCCCGGAGAAACGGGTTCGCTACATCGCCGTTGCGGAGAATGAGGACACAGAGAAAGGGCTTTCCGATTTTGTCCCGTTCAAAAACCTGTTCAATGAATGGTTTGCGAAAGATACAAGCCGCAAGGTAAAGGCCGCTTTCAAAGCAAAGTTTGCCACAGGACAGCGTATCGGCGCCTATGCTCCCATCGGGTACAGGAAACACCCGGAAATCAAAAACAAGCTGATAATCGACGAGGAAACCCGCTGGATAGTGGAGAAGATTTTTGACCTTGCTATTCATGGCAGAGGGGCGGCCAGTATCACAAGAATACTGATTGCGGAAAAGGTTCCCACACCGGGATTTATCAACTTCCAGCGTGACGGGACTTTTGCAAACATCTATGCGGGTGCGCCGGAGGAAAAAAGCTACGCATGGACGATAGCCCAGGTCAAGAGCATTATGAAAGACGAAACCTATATCGGCCATACCATTCATTACCGGGAAACGAACATTTCCTTTAAGAACAAGCGGAGGGTACGCAAGCCCCAAAGTGAATGGGTGCGGGTGGAGAACACGCAGGAGCCGATTATCAGCGAGCAGGTTTTCCGGCAGGTACAGGAGCAGATAGCAAACCGCCGCAGGAAGTGCAAGGATGGTACAACGCAGATTTTTTCCGGATTGGTAAAATGTGCGGATTGCGGCTGGTCGCTGTCCTATGGGGAGAACAGGCAGAACAGCAAGCCTTACGGCCATTATCATTGTAGCAAGTACGGGCAGGGCACACGCCAATGCTCCATGCACTATATCCGTTATGATGTGCTTTATGCCTATGTCCTCTCCCGTCTGCAATACTGGTCGGGGCTGGTACAGCATGATGAAGAACGGCTCTTGAAGCAGCTGTTAAATGCCACTGATAAGGGACAGGCTGCCGCAAGAAAGAAGCAGGCCGCAGAACTGAAAAAGGCAGAGAAGCGAAAAGCCGAAGTCGATACTTTGTTTGCCCGGATGTATGAGGACTGGGCGGCGGGGCGTATCACGGAATACAACTTCTCTATGCTGTCCGGGAAGTACCAAAGCGAACAGGCTGAACTGGACGAAAAGATTGAACAGCTTCAATCCGCTATCGCCACTGAAAGCCAGAACGCCGTAGACGCAGAAAAATGGATTGCCTTGATGAAAGAGTGCGTCAATCCAACAGAACTGACCGCCGAACTTTTGAATATGCTGATTGAAAAAATCGTTGTCCATGAAGCGGTCAAAGGTGAGGACGGAAGCCGGGAACAGGAGGTAGAAATCTTCTACCGCTTTATCGGCAAAATTGATTGAATGATACCAATATCTTTAACTATGTGATACCGGAGTTAGCTTGCCCGATACCGTTCTATTGATCCCGCTGGCAAATCTGTTGGATGTTTCCGTTACGGAACTTTTGATGTGTGAGAGATTGCCGAACGATGATGTACTAAAACCTGATAAAGTTGAGGATATTGTTAAGACGGCAATCACTTATGCGGACGAAAGTCCTGAAAGGGCATATCATGTAAAGAGCAAGTGGATTGTCTTTTACGGATTTTCCCTTTTGATTTGTTGTATCGGTACATTTCTGAACTATACAACGGCGCAGCCCTGCATGGAAACATTGGAAACGCTTGCGCTTCTAAGTGCGGTATTCGGCGCGTACTTTTGCTGCTTCGTCCGCACTAAGTTATCAAGCTTTTATGATGAAAACAGTGTAAACATTTTTTATGATGGCCCATTCCGCATGAATGTGCCGGGAGTAAAATTCAATAATCGCAACTGGCCACATATTGTGAGAACTCTCCGCTTGAGTTTGTGCCTGTGTATGATACTATTCCCGATTATCAACATCGTGGCGGGCAGCATTGTAGCAGATGTATGGGAAAACATAGGGAAATATGTTTTCTTGGCTATGTTCCTTTGCGGTGTGCTGTTGCCAATATATGTGGTTGGAAAGAAGTATGAATAAATTAACTATAACCTGTAATAAAGCGTTGCACTAACTCTGCCAAATCTGCTGCACGACGGCAAAAGAAAAAAAGCCGTCGTACAGCAGTCCCATCAACACGCCTATATGAAACGGCGGCTTTGAATTTCAGAGCCGCCGTTTCTTTGCGCTTGCACAAACTGATGACGACTTGCAGGGACACGGTAGCCGATTGGAGGTTAATCTGCCGTGTCCATTTTACTTTTCCATAGCGTCCATGATCTGCACCAGCTAAAAAAAGCGTAGCCCCTCCATCGGAGCAGTCCGGCTTTGAAAGTGAAATTGAACATCATGTAACAGGATTTTTAGTTGCTTGCGTCCGTATAGCGTCATGCTGTGCGGGCGTTTTTATATGCCCTCGCTTCTGGTCACGGTGGCCAGAGGCTCCAAGGTGCCGGGGGCCGCCTGTTCTCCATTTCAATCCGCACTCACCAACCACCTTTTGAAATGGAGGACAATTATGACGACTATCAACCTGAAACGGTATTACCCCTATATGACCGAAAATGTGATGCTGGAAGTTTCGGACGAGATCGCCGCCACCCTCTCTATGGGAGGCCGCCTGTGCGACAGCTACAAGCGGCAGAAGCGCAGAAATGGCGAGTGCTCGCTGGACACCGATCCCGGCTTTGAGGCCGACGTGCTCCGCCAGCCCATGACCCCGGACGAGTACATTGAGGCGCGGGAAACCACGTTTGCCCTCTATGACGCGCTGACCCAGCTCCCGCCCACGCAGGCCCGGCGTGTGTACCAGCATTATCTTCTCGGCATGAGCAAGGCCGAGATCGCGGCAGCCGAGGGCGTTGGCCGGAGCCGCATCTGCTGCTCCATTGAGCGCGGGCTGGCCGCTATGAAAAATATTTTGAAAAAATCTCTGTAAGAGGGAGTACATTTGCCCCCGAAACCTCCTGATAGGTGAGAGGAGTTTTCTTCCTCGCCTTGAAAACTGAATAGACAGTATTCCCGATACGAAATCCGCGTGATAGCGACGTAAGGTGCGCCGCCACGACAGCCAGTTCAGGAGGTGATGGACAAGCTGGCCGAGCGATCAACGCAGCCTTTGACCCGGTGCTGGCAAACCGGGTGCGAGGACAGCGCGGAGGATAATGAAACTTGCTCACGCCCTCCCACAGACTTGAGGGGGAGTCCCTGCGGTATGCGCCAGCCCTCCACGGGCAGCGGTACTGTGGGGCTATGCAGCCGAAGCCATCGGCGGTCTGGAATACTCCCCGTGCCGGGGATGCGTGGCAAATACGGCACACAACAATCATACAGGGAGCCGTCCAACCGGGTCTTTCTGTCTTATGACAGCCCAAACCATTCCGGCGTGGCGGCTCCCTCTTTTGTGGATTGAAACGGAAAACAACTGTCCCGCTGCTTCTGGTCATCGTGGCCAGAGGTGGGGCAAGGTCAAAGGACGGCGCTTTTGTGCCGTCCTTTCACGTTTCCCCACGGACAACGGGAAACCATCAAATCTATTCACACCGCTGATTATTATAGGAGGTTTTCAGATGACGGAGGCAAGAGTCGGCTATCACAAGGAAGTCAAAACCGCGTCTTTTCAGGGCAAATCCATCACCGTGGAAAACCTGACCCCGATGCTCTCTCCCAAAGCACGGGACAAGCGCAAGCGTGAAATTGAAAGCTGTCTGTATGAGGTCTTTGTGAAGTATGCGCCGGGACGGGCGCAGATGCACTAATGCGGGACATCCTTGAGATGCGGGGCTGCCAGAGGTATAATATAGGTGTAAGGTTTGGTAGCTCCTACACGGAAAGGAGCACCAAATGATTATTCGTGAAGATGCCATTTATGGCAGACAGTCCGTTGACCGCAAGGACAGTATCAGCATTGAAAGCCAGATCGAGTTCTGCAAGTATGAGTTGAGAGGAGGCAATTTCCGCAAATACACCGACAAGGGTTATTCCGGCAAGAATACCGACAGGCCCAAGTTCCAAGAAATGATGGCCGATATTCGCCGGGGCTTGATCAAGCGCGTGGTGGTCTACAAGCTGGATCGTATCAGCCGTTCCATTCTGGACTTCGCAACCATGATGGAAACTTTTCAGGAATACAATGTTGAGTTCGTATCTTCCACGGAGAAGTTTGACACGTCCACCCCGATGGGGCGGGCCATGCTGAATATCTGCATTGTGTTCGCCCAGCTTGAACGTGAAACCATCCAGAAGCGCGTGACCGATGCCTACTATTCCCGCTGCCAGCACGGTTTTCACATGAGCGGCGCGGCCCCCTACGGCTTCCAACTGGAGCCGACCACCATTGAGGGCATCCGCACAAAAATGATGAAGCCTGACCCGGAAACGGCAGATATTGCAAAGCTGATGTTTGAAATGTACTCCCAGCCCGCAACCTCTTTCGGGGACATCGCCCGCTACTTTGCCGACGAGGGTATCCTGATCTACGGTAAGGAAATGAAACGGGGCTTTATCTCCCAGCTTTTGAGAAACCCCATTTACGCGCAGGCTGACCTCGATATGTACGAGTTCTTCAAAAGCCAGGGTACGGTGGTAGTCAATGAAGCCACGGATTTTGCCGGGACAAACGGCTGCTATCTCTATCAGGGCCGGGATGTGCAGGAAAGAAAAAACAAGCACCTGAAAGATCAGATACTTGTTCTTGCTCCCAGCGAGGGGCTGGTATCGTCTGATACATGGCTGCGCTGCAGGAAGAAGCTCATGGCGAACAAGACGTTCCAAGGCGGGCGCAAGGCAAAGAACACATGGCTTGCCGGAAAGGTCAAGTGTGGCCGCTGTGGGTACGCGCTTATGAGCGTCGGCAATCCTACAGGCGTTCAGTATCTCCGCTGCTCCAAGCGGGCCGACAGTAAAAGCTGTGACGGCTGCGGGACGCTCCGTACACGGGAATTTGAAAGGTTCCTGTACGGCGAAATGGTCAAGAAGCTGTCCGAGTTCCAGACGCTGACGGCAAAGCGGGAAACGGTCAATCCCAAATTGACCGCGCTGAACATGGAGCTTGCCCGCGTGGAGGACGAGATTGAAAAGCTGCTGAATACTCTGACCGGGGCCAATGCGGTGCTGCTGTCCTACGCCAACAGCAAAATCGAGGAGCTGGACACGCACCGCCAAGCCCTGACAAAAGAGATCGCGGCGCTGTCGGCGGAAACCATGTCCCCGGAGCAGATCGAGCGGTTGTCGGTCTACCTCAACCAATGGGAAGAAATTGATTTTGAGGACAGGCGACAGGTTGCCGACGGCCTGATCTCACAGATCCGCGCAACCGACGAACACGTTTCGATTGAGTGGAAAATTTGACTTTTACTTATCCATCGCACACGACAAAGGGCTGTGTGCCCTTGTCAAGCGATGTAAGCAATGGCGACACAGACAAGGACGAGAAGTGGACGGAGATCATCGGCGGCATGACCATCTACAAGGACGCCGAGCTGAAGACGTATCTGGAGCAGGCGGGCTTTCACGATGTGCAGATACACAAAAAGAAAAGCTGGCTCTGCATTACGGCGTGGAAATGAGGGAGAGGCAGACAGCTGAAGGACAACGAGCTTCTATTCGACCTCAAAAGCCATGTGCTGTATTCAAAGCCTTGCAAGAAAGAAATCCT